CCTCTTCTCTCAGAATACCGGGGTCTAAAGTCTGTTTCTTCATCCTGTCACCTTACTTCATGGCCTTTAGTGTTTGCAAAATCTCTATCAAGGCTTCCCGTGTATGATTCCCATCCTCAACCGCTCTTTGCAGAGCATCATTATTTCTAAACAGGGTTTTAAGTTGTTCATCATGGGATTTAACCATCAATTCAATACTGTGTTGGTTATTAGAGGACGTTTCTAGCTTCTGATTGATAGCGGATATTCCGTCAAGGGCCTGGTTGATTTTAGTTTCAAGAGACCCATTTCTTTCCGCTTTGTCCATCCTACCAGAAACAAAAGTTAGTATACCTATAATACAGGCAATCACACCTGCGATAAAGGTTACAGTGGAGGTATCCATTAAATCACCCTCCTTAGATTAGACCCTTTCTGCCTAGCACAGTAACCACCTGGACCCGCTCCATAGGAACTCTAGGGTTTGTACCATCTACAATACCCTGTTCCTTAGCTTTGGCCCAGTAGCCCTCACCCTTACTGTAATCAGGCTCAGGGAGAGTCTTAGCATGATTCATGGCTTTAGTGTATAGAGTATATGCCTGTTCATCCGTCATTTCGGAGAGTAGCTTTTTAATATCCACTTCCTCTTCCTCCTCTTTAGTCACTGTAGTCACTGTGGTTGTAGTACCTGCAAGGCGTTTATTCACGGTCTCTGCAATGGCCCCTTCCCGGTTGTAAAGGTACTCACCCGGACAGGCTTTTGCCGCATAGTCTCTATGAGCGGTCATATTACAACCGTTTAGATGGTTTACCCGGTCATTCTTGCTAGTAGACCACACCAATTTCTTGATACCGTTCCGCTTGCATATATCAGTAAGCAGGTCAATCAGAGCGTTATAGGCTTTATCTGTAACCTCAGTCCCTGCCGTGTTACTAGCAACCTCAATCGTGACCGCTCTGTGGTCGTTAGGCTTGTTACTGGTACACCAGGACTTGTCAGCCTCATTCACCCCGACAGCTATAGACCCGTCTCCACCCACGGCGTAGTTGCAAGAGGCCCCGTTTTTGGCATCGTAGGTTACAAAGCGAGAACCATCAACAATTTCTTTGGCAGTGTTGTTCTTGCTCCCGGCGGTACAGTGGATAGTCACTGTATCAATAGCATGGGTCCGGGTGCTGTGGTTGGGGGAAATGTTTGTGTACGTTGCAAGAGAGCTATTAGCCATTGTTATCACCGCTCTCTGTATCAACCTCAGGTAGACCCGCTAGAGACGTGGCCATAGAAGTCACAGCCATTAGGGCCGCAGTACCTAGCACCACTTCCCAGTCCACCCCGGCGATGGTTGCCGCCGCAGGTATAAGGGATACGACTCCCTGGAAAAACGACTTAATGGCACGGATACCCGCCGCCTTAAACCATTGTTTATTCATGCTTTCACTCCCTTACTTTATTGTAGCATAAACACTTTAGTCTGTAAAGCGTTTTGTTTTAAGGGGGCCGAAGCCCCCTTAGTTAGGTCTCAGCCGTGCCGCCGTACTCAGTAGGCACAAGCTCAGGTAGACCGCTGTCAATCAGGATTTCCGCTACCTTCTCCTTTAGAGTGGTGGGAACCTGGTCAAACTCAGTCTTACCGAGAATCACACGTTGTGCAAAAAGCATAGCCATCATTTCTTTTCCTCCTTGTGGTAGCAACTTTATGATAAGGCTCCATAATAGGCCCTGTATCATCTTAGTAAATCTCCAAAGCCATCTCTGCAATGCAATCTTCCAGAAAATCACTCCTATCAGACTGCGCTTGCACTTGGGCCTTTAGGAGCTTGTTTTCTTCCTGTAGAGACTCCATGGTGACAGTAGGCTCAGGCTCCGGTTCAGGGTCGTGGGTAATCTCCCTCCATAGTTCCTTTGTGTCCACATTGCACCGCAGTATACCCGGCCCCTTTGGGACCTCAGTCACTTCAAAGCAAGGGTACCCTGCAAAGGTGTCTGGAATGGTTTGGAATACAGCCCCTACACCAGCTCCAACGTCAACAACAAACATCAATCATCACCAGCTTTCATATAACCTTTCTTGTAGGACTTGTATACTGTGCATGGATTTGTCACATCCAGCAAGAATTTTGGGTCATCCGGATTTATAACACAGGTGGTATTATTCAAGAGAGTCACACTGGTTAGGGTATCCACGTTTATAACTGCTGTTCGCACTAAGTGGGCATACACCGATGTGCTGGATGTGAGTATAACTCTGGACCTATAATGTACCAAGCAGTAATCCTCGAGCAGGGTAGTTGCATAAATACTAAATTCTCCCAGCTCAGTCCCGTCCAGTACCCTATAGTCTACATAAGGTGATAGGGGGACCTCTTTCGTGATTGTAGCCGTGCTAAGGTCTATCTCCACTAGGGTTTCATCACAGATACATCTTAGATAATCAGCATCTGTGATGAAACCATAGGAGCTGTAGAAAAAGTTAAACACTGCATCGGTGTATGTATAAAGGTCGGTAATCTCATTTGTTGCCATATCAAGCACAAACAATCCCTTATAAGAGCTGTCTGACCTTTTAAAGTACACCTTTTCTCCATATACACAAACTATGGATACACTACTGGCGAAATGGGAGCCACTTAGTTGTGTATAGCTATAGGTTCCTGTCATAAGGTCCATGGTGTATATCCAATAGGAGGTAGAGTATATCCTATAGTAATATGCCGTGTTCTGGTTGAGTATATCAGCATACCATCCATAGGGGTTACAGTCCGTATTGCCTGTAGATATATTTGCTCCGGTTGCTATATCCAGGATAGCCACTTGATTGTAGTTCTTGCTGTAATAGATGCTTGTTATAATCTTACCACTAAATAGGCATAGCCTATACCCGTTACTAGAAGCAACGTCCAAAGACTTAACATACACCAAGGACTCACCATCGCTCCCGATGTTCCAGATATGGTAAGTGTTTGTGACCCTTGTACTGCTTTTATAAAGGAACTCAACCAGTAGGTTATTCACACTATCGAACTTTGCATCTATATAGCATACAGAAGTACTAGATGTCTTACCATCAACAACAGAAATCTTCCCATCGGATTTCCGTACCACGATAAACTTACTGTTGTAAGGGGTATCGGCTGTGATAGACGACAGATACCCGGTTGTAGCATTTAAAAACACCAAAATCTTATCCGTTTCAGCTATAAGGGTATATCCATCTCCTTGGGAGTCTATAGTACTCTCAATACCACTTACCCCATAGGCTATAAACTCTGGTGATACCTTAGAGTTCAGAAGGGAAAATGCGTCATCGGGAGTAGCCAATGCAGGTAAACCCATTTCTGTTTTCGTATCACTTCCAAGGGTGTTGATATAGTTCTGGTTAATCTGGTTTTGGAGGTTTGTAGCTACATTCCCAGAAAGCTGGGCTTGAACATTGGAAAACCACTCTTGGAAAGCCGTGTCATACTGAGCAAAGAGGTTAGTAGTGTCTATACTTTCCACCGCACCAGTGACCCAGCCACACACGGAGGAGTCGGACCGCTTGTCTGTGATAGCACTTTGGGAAATGCTGGTAACACCTTTTGCCACCGTAACAGTAGCAAGCATCAGCTCATAGGTTTCCGTGGTTTGTGTAAGTGTTGGGGCCTTGGGGCTTGCCGCCGCTGTACCTGTCAACACTGCCAGCTCCATGGAACGACTGGAATTGACCCACCGCAGGACGATAGCGTCAATACGGTTCAGAGAACCATTCGCCGCCGAAATAGTCAGGGGGTAGTCCCCATCATTTTTGCAGTAGTACCCGTTAATCCAACCGTAGCCAGCGGACACGTTGACCTTCATCGAAGTTGGACTTGTCGCAACGACTTGGAGCTGAGTTGCAGGGGTAGGAAAAACACCGTTAGAAACAATCAGGGAGAAATATTCCGCAAATTGTTCTGCATCATATGTTCTGTCGTACTCACCGGAAGAGCTATCAAGTTTCGCATTGAAAAAACCATACGAAAGAGCCATTATTATCCCTTCTTTCTTACAAGCTGTGTAATGGTTGGGGCCGCATTGCCTAGAGTAAGGGTCACGGTATAGGATTCTTCATCCCAGGCCCGTTCAACCTCCGTGACTTCTGTGCTTATTTGCACCCGAATTTTCTTGTCCTGAACCGTGATTCTATCACCCAAAAAATAATCCTCACCGTAGGTATAGGCCCTTGCACCCTGCATCCGAATCTGCGAGTTGAAAGCCTCCACCTTTAAACACTCTGTCAGCTTTTCTTTACCCCGTTCTTGGAGCATTGGAAGGTATACAGAATCCTCCAGGGTGACATCTTCTGTTCCTGTTTCCGTTTTAGTCTCAGGCACAGAGTCCATCCATTCATAATAGGTTTCAACCGTGGTTCTTTTTTCACCTGTATCAGGGTTAGTCAGGGTCTTAGTCTCAGTAACCTTGACCTGATAGGAAGTACCACTCTTATTAGTGTCCCACTCGACATAAGAAGTGACCTTTTCCATATCCCAGGTTTCATAGTCCTGTATGTCACGGGCATCAACCCATAATTCCCGACGGTCCAGGCCGCTCTCCGTATTATTGACGGTTGCCATTCTCCGGGCATCCCCTTCACCCGCCCCGCCTATGTAAGCAGTGTTTAGGTATGCCGTGGTATCCATGCTGTAATCAGAGCTTAGTATATCGCTCAGTTCCGTGGAGAGCATCACAGCGGGGTTCCCATTTTGTTCTATGCTCCTGTCAACCCCAGAGAGAACGGTAAAGGCACAGGTTTTGTTTGGGACATCATTGACAAGCCGCACAGACAGCCCGTTAGCGTTCCCAAGGTCTTGCAAGGCTGTAAGTAAGGTATCACCCCGACTAACTGTGACAGAGGTACTAGGGCCTAGCAGGGTCTGTGACGTGCTGAGGGTGACGTGGGGGAGTACCCTTTGGGTGACTGAGGGGTTTATTACGTTCTGGTTGACCACGGCTCTCATTGTGTTTGAAAGGTACCCTGTTGCAGTGTACACATCCCACACTACCCGCCGTTCTAACCAGCACTCGTTAAACCTACCGGAAACGGACAGGGACAAGGCCCCTTCATCGTCCATCTCTTTGGTCACAGTCTCAATCACCCCTAGGGTATCCTCGCCTATCCAGAGCAGATTTTCCGCTTGCAAAAGCTCCGCATTGTCATCTGTGAGAGGTGCATATAGCTCAAAGCCACCCACGTCATTAAACCGTTCCGTCCAGGTTAGAGCCGTCATTTGGTTAATGAGGCCCAAGGGAACCAGGTCGGGAGAGAGGACGGTCACGCTTAAATCTATCACTCGTCCACCTCCAGATAACCCGGCTCAAATCTAATGTTGATTTCCAGCATATCAAGGCCGGAATCTGCATTATACTGGATATAATTCAGGCCCTGCCCTAGGGTCAACCAGGAAGAATCAAAGGTACGATACTGGAAATAGTTGCTTTCCTCACCGTTTACGGAACCTGTAACTTTTCTATAGCCCTCTCTTGTGTCAACCCTTATCACCTCTCCAACGGTCATGGTCTTGTTGATTTGGATAAAGGTTTGGGTCTCAATGTCAGTCAAGGAGGGGTTTACTACCGTTCCATAGGCTTTAAACTCAACAATGTACCCTACAGGTAGGTCCCCCTCGTTTGTGACCTCAGCGATTTGGGAGGGCTGTCGTACACCCATTTGGATACCCTCGCCCTCTGGGATAATCAGGGGGAAGTGAAACAGGTGCTTTGTGTAGGAAACCAGGACATTCTGTTCGTCCGCATCCGTAAACATGGGATAGGGACAATACCCTGTAACCAGGAATTTTGAGATTAGCTCATTGTTTTCCTGGTATGTCACCGAATAAGCAACAGAGGTTCTAGGGTAAAACTGAATTTTCTTGCCATTTGCATAGGCTTCAAGCAAGTGTTTTGGGTTTACCAGACGGTTAAGCCGCTTTTTCATCTGGGATACTGAAATTGCATCCCACCCGGCTACATATCCAGTGATTTGGATTTGCCGGGGTTCCAGAGTGGTGTTGTAAACAGTTTCACCAACTTGGTCGATGAATTTATAGCTGTGGTTAGTACCCTCTACTTGTCCAAAGTCAACCTCATCTAGCCAATATTCACCCGTGGTTTTGTTGATACTGATTTCTGTATCTAGCTCAGTGTTCCTTAGTACCACACTTTCAATCAATATCAATCACCCCTTTACCGATAACCTAGGGCTAATTCCTGTTTCACCCGTTTAAATTCCCGTGCCGCCTTGACAGGTGTCAAGGCCGTGGGAGAATAGAAATTATAGGTATCGCCGCCCCCTGTGCTACCCTTGCTATATGCCTGGTTCTCTTCCTTTGTTAGGACTCTTTCACCCTCGTGGATTTGGGCCACCATGTCCCTAGGGACGTAGTCAATACCACTTGCAAACGTACCACCCGGCCCAGTGCCACGGGACGCACCAGAGATGCTAGAGGCCGCACTGGAAGCCTGGCCCCATTGACCCTTAATCCAGCTCACTTTATCCGTTACCCACCTTGTAATAGATTGCCAAGCGGACTTAAAGCCACTTAGAAGCTGGTTAATGATATTTGCACCCGCATTATACAGGGCGGAACCGATACTCTTTACCGTATAAACAATACCCTGTATCTTATCACTAAACCAAGTAGTGATAGTCTCCCAAACAGAAGAAAAACCCTCCTTGATTTTATTAAAGGCCGTGGTTGCCGCATTTTTCAGGCTTGCGCCTATATTTTGCAGAGTAGAAACCAGAGTATTCAAAAAGGTACTAAACGCTGTCTTGATTGCGTTCCAGATGCTCTCAGCCGTAGACTTGATAGCGTTCCAGATAGTGGAGAAAAGGTTTTTTATGGACGTGAATACCGTTGTTGCCGTGGTGCTTATCCCGTTCCATAGGGTAGTCAAGAAAGACTTTATAGCGTTCCAAACCGTGGTTGCTACCGTCTTGATACCGTTCCACGTGGTGGAAAAGAAGCTAGATATAGCACTCCATATACTTTGGGCCGTGCTGGACAGGGTATTCCACAGGTTAGTCATAAAGTCAGATAGAGCTGTCCATATAGACATACCCGTTTCATAAATGGCAGTGAAAAACCCTGTAATAGCCTCTACCACAGTCTCAACGATAAGCTTAATTGCCTCCCACAGGGTTTCCCAGAAGTTACGGAATCCCTCACAGTTGTTCCACAGGTAGACAAATGCGGCAACCAGGGCCGCAATACCCGCCACAATTAGGACTATGGGGTTTGCAGACATGATTGCAAAGAGCTTGCTAAAGGCAGAACCTACCTTGCTCACCGTGGATATGATGCTACCAAAGCTGTTAATCATCTTCCCTATTTGAGTGGAGATACCGCCGATAACAAGGAGGACCGGGCCTACTGCCGCCGCTACCAGGCCTAGGGCAACAATAAACTGTTTCGCCCCATCGGACAACCCGTTGAATTTTTGAATTAGGGTCGTGATAAAGTCTGCTATGGAGCGTATCATAGGCATTAAAACCTCACCTATGGAGATAGCCGCACCCTCTAGGGCAGATTTTAACTGATTTATAGACCCTTCTAGGTTATCCTGCATGGTTTCAGCCATCGTTTCAGCCGCACCATCGCAATCATAAATGGCATCGGTGAGCTTGGCATAGTCCTCGTCAGATGCTTGGATAATTGCCAGCATACCCGACATAGATTCCTTGCCGAATAGGGTACTTGCCGCCGCTGTCAGTGTAGCCTCGTCTAGGTCGCCCATGTTGTTTCTCAGGTCATCCATGACCTCGCCTAGAGATTTCATGGTGCCATCGGAATTAGTCAAGCTGATATTGTATTCATCCATAACCGCTTTCATGGAGGCGGTCGGGGATGCAAGGTTAGACAGGGCTGTTTTAAGAGAGGTGCCAGCCTGGGAACCCTTGATACCAGCATTAGCCATCAAGCCCAAGGCAATGGACGTATCCTCAGCGGTATACCCCAAAGCACCCGCAACGGGAGCGACATACTTAAAGGACTCACCTAGTAGGGAAACATTGGTATTGGCATTACTGGAAGCAGATGCAAGCACATCGGCAAAGTGGGAGGAATCAGAGGCCGATAGCCCGAAAGCTGTTAGAGCATCAGTCACAATGTCAGAGGTCGTTGCTAGGTCCTCACCAGAAGCCGCCGCCAGGTTCATAACACCCGAAATGCCATCTAGCATATCTTCCGTTTTCCAACCCGCCATTGCCATATAGCTCATAGCATCTGCGGCCTCTGAGGCGGAAAATTGGGTGGTAGAACCCATCTCTTTGGCCTTGTCTCTCAGGGCCTCTAGGTCATCACCAGTAGCCCCGGAAATTGCGGCCACGTTGGACATAGAGGAATCAAAATTTGATGCCGCCGATACAGCCGCTGTGCCGATTGCTACTAACGGGGTAGTCACCCCAAGCGTTAGGGTCTTTCCCGCCGTGGTGAGAGTCTTACCCACCGCCGTAAATTTGTCGGCTGTAGTAGAGGTGTCATCCTGGAATACCTTCAAATTGCCAGTTGCAGATTTTATACCAGATTCAAACCCTGAGGTATCCAACATAAGATAACCAACAGCGGAACCAACGTCTAGTGCCATGCTCTCACCTCCTTAGTCATATTGGGCATAAAGCTCAGAAAAGCTTGTGTAGTGACGGTTGAATTGAACTTCTTCCCCCGCATCCAACTTGCTCATTATCAAATGGCAAGCCTCATCGAGACAGTATGCAGTGTAACTATCTGTAACACCCGCAATCTCAGACGGAAGCCGTTTGTACCTCTGTGCTACCCCCAGTAGTCGCATTATTTCCGGGCTGGACACGAAAGGTTTCCAGGCTCTTTACCCCCATCTGTGCGTAATTAAACACAAACATAAGTTGGTCATCGGTGAGCCGCACACCAGCGTTTTTAATGTCCTGGTAGGTAGGCTCTAAGAAACAGTCCTCACAGAAAATGTCAAGCACGTCAAAAAGGTCTCTTAGTGCCGCCTTATTCTTGGAGTCCACCGCTTTACCCGAAAATAAACCGTTTGCCGTGTTTAGGAGGGAATTGGGGATTTTGCCATGTTTCGCAAGGTCCAGCATGGAGGGGCGGCGCAGACGTGCAACAAAGGGTTGACCCTCTGCAAAAGGGGGAAGCTCCACAATCTGGCCCTCACTATAACTAGATAATTGCGTTAGGGTAGTGATTTGCTTTTCCATTTCCTACCCCCTTAGCCGCTGACCGTAGGCAGGTTCTCAGGCTTGATGTAGGTGATTTTGTAAGGTGCTTCATCTTCCTTGGGCGCACTGTTAATAGTGTACTCAGGCGCACGGAAAGCACCGTCCTCAGAACTAAAACCGACAGGAACACCTTGACAGTTGGGATAAGAAATGACCTCATACCCGGTAATGATACCAGCCGTATCATAAATAGCGGAATAGGCTTTTAGCTCACAAGGAGTGCCCTTGTCACTGGACCCCGCAACAGGGGGAGTGTAGCTAGATACACCAAACCCGGCATCTGTCTCACCTTCGGCGGTTTGGTCAGCGGTGGTCCAATACTTAATAGTGCCACCCTGTAGGATAGTCACAAGTTCGGGGTTTAATACGTTGTCAGTCAGGGTGATAGTGTTACCCGTGACCGTGGTAGTACTAGGTTTCTGAGAGATAAGCCTACCCTTGACAATCAATTTTACCGCATCTTCTGTCTCAGTCTGAGGACTAATAGAGATTTGGTTTGCAGTATCTAGGGCAATTTCATTTTCGGACCCTTCCGGCTTGACGGTCACAAGAACAACGTCAATCGTGGGGATTTCGTGGCCCTTCTTAGTTGCCATATCACTTTACCTCGCTTTCTTACACTTTTCGGTAGTTGTAATACTGTATGCTTATCATGTGAGCATCTACAGTATCATCATAAAATGATGCCGTTTCAAATAGTACGGGCTTTATCATAGGTTCAAGACCCTTCATCGACTCTTTTACCTTTGAAACGTACTCTTCCAGCTTTGTAAACTGGTTCTTAGGTACATAGCACATGACATCATACAGTGTTCTTGTGGTGCTAAACTGGTTGTACTGAGTAGTACCAGCATCTTTGACCACAATATAGGGAGCCTTACACTCCCCCTCTTTCTGAGCCGGGGTATAGACCTCAAACCCGCTCTCAGCTAGGTGGGAATATATATCTTTATACCGTGTAGTCTCCACGGAAATCAACCCCCTAGCTTAGACAGTAGGCTCTGGAAACCGGGGATTATCTGACCCTGACCCACATTTTGGATGGTCTCAGGAATGATTGCATATCGCTTTCCGTTCGCAAGCTCCAGCCACTTACCATAATCCACACCGTGGGCCAGCTCGATTTTGTATCCATTGGCATACTTCATGGAGGTTGCGGTCAGGCTTGCCCTTGCTCTGCCCGTCTGGTTCTGCCATCGGGCATTAGACCGGGCATAGTTCTGTAGCTTCAAGGCACTGGTTTCAGCATACATAGACACGGCGGAGTCTAACTTGCTCTGCATCCCCTCTAAGCCACTCATTAGGGCGGAAATGTCAAACTTTATGCTATTGCTCACACCACCACCTCCAAACTAATATCAAGGGCAAGATTAAATTCACCTGGATTAGTCACACCGGAAACATTATACACCTTGTCATT